AGTAATGGAAATTGAAAGGGATGCTCCTTTTGAATGGCTACTTAACACACAGTCACCTTTCAAAAACATTCCACTTATTAACTATTATGATAGTACTCTATCAGCACAACCAACTCAACCTGGTATTGGTTTTTCTGCTTTCTGGGTGGAATTTCCTGACAGAATATTTGAGGCTACCGATGTATTAGGTTTTGGTTATACTGAAAAAGAAACCTATCAGCTTCGTGTTATGAGTGATCCAAAACCAAATGGATCTAACTGGTTGTATCAAGTTCAATTGGTAACTGGTGACTCTTCACTATTTGTACCTACTAGCTTACTTACTGCTGGTGTTCGCTTTGTAAAGATGTACTCTGCTGTTGAACAGACTTTATCTCCTCGTGGATCTAGCTCTATCACACACAGTTCACCTTTCAGAATGCAGAATCGTTGTTCTATGATCCGTGCTGAGTACATGGTTCCTGGTAACATGATTGATGCAGGTGAAAACAAACCTCTTGGTTTCTACTTTGTAGATGCTACTGGTAAGAAGCAAATGACTTGGATTGGTAAACTTGACTATGATTTCATGGTTCAGTTTAAGCGTCAAAAAGCAATGCTTCAACTTTATGGAATTTCTAACAAGACCTCTCAAGGTACTTACACTCTAAAAGGTGAGTCAGGATATGAGATTAAGATGGGTGCTGGTATTCTTCAGCAAATCTCTCCATCTAATATCCACTACTACAACACTTTTGATATTGATGTAGTATCTGATATCTTGATGAGTTTGTCAGTTGGTAAACTTCCTGAAGATGCTCGTAGATTTGTACTAGGTACAGGTGAATATGGTATGCGTCAGTTCCACAAAGCTGTTGAGACTAAGGCAGTAACCTTTGCTCCTAACAGAACTGAAAATCGTATCACTGGTTCTGGTTTTGATATGAAGTATTCAGGTCAGTTCAAGAAGTATGGCTTCATTAATGGTATTGAGATTGAACTAGTTCATATCCCATTCCTAGATGATCCATCTTTGAACCCTACCCCACATCCAGATGGTGGTCTTTTAAGTTCTTATGAGTACTTAATCTTGGATTTTGGTACATCCGCTGGAAAACCAAATATCCAAAAGGTACAAGTTAAGAATAATCATGAGATTATGCGCTATATACCAGGTCTTCGTGATCCATTTAGCCCATATAACAATCAAACTAAACCTTCAATGACTGTTTCTAAAGTAGATGGTTATGAGGTGATGAAAGCTTATATCGGTGGTATTAAAGTTCACAATCCAATGAGAATGGCAAGGTTAATTCCTAACCTCTCTTAATATCTCTAAACTATTTCCCCTTAAGAGTCCTTCTTAGGGGGATTTAGTTATTTTAAACTAATTAGAAAGAAGAAAAAAGAAGAAATATGAATATAGAAGAAATCTTAAAGAATAAAAAGATTATTGTTAAACCAATAGTCCGAGAAGGTTCTTGGTTAGGTCCAGGACATGATGGTGAGTTTATGTTTGGTGGAGCTGTATTTAGTACAGACTTAGCTGTAGATGCTAGAAAAAACCAATTAGTTCCAATCCTTAATAGGGAAGAGCAGAAAGCATTTGAAAGAGAAATGCAGCTTGAAGATGGTGCTATGAGCTTTTATAAAAAGAATAGCAAATTCTGGACTAATTTCAGGGTTAAACTAGATAAAGAGGGAACAACATTAAACTTAGCAGATCCTGTAGACTACCTTAAATGGTTGATACTAAAAACCGATAAACGTGTAGCTCATAGCTGGGATGAAAGATTTAACTCAGGTGAGTTTAAGTTTGCTTTAGTTGACGAGGATCAAGAGGTCAAGGCCGTAGTTAACAGAGCAGAAACAGCATCTAAAGCATACAGATTATTTGGTAAAATCGAAGACTCTGTAGATAAAATGCAAGATGTACTTAGAGTTTATGGTAAGAAAAGTAAATCAACTGATAAAGATTTCTTAAGAGCAGAAATACAAAAGCTTATAGATAAGAATGTTAAAGAGTTTATCTCTATCTTAGAAGATAAGAACTTTAATATGAAAGTTTTTGTAGAACGCGCCTTAGATGCTAGAGCTCTAGAAAGAACTTCTACAAAAGGATATGCTCTTATTGGTGGAGATGAGATTGGTAGAACTATACCTGAGGTTATAGAATACCTAGAAAATCCTAGAAATCAAGATGTCTATCTTAAATTAAAAGCACAAATAGATAAAAAATAAACTAACCGATGACTAATCAACAATTCTTGGATTTCTTTTATATTCAATATGATAAAGTTGCTAACTTATCTGCTCCTGGATATACACCTGCAGAGATATCTTTGCTGGCTACAGAAGCCCAAGAATTGCTTGTAGTCACGGATTACATGCCTAAATCTAATGTAAATAGAGAAGGGTTTGAGGAAACTGAAAAAAGGATACAGGACTTAGGTGAATTAGTCACAAGTGAGATAATAACACCTGCTCCTTACAATCCAGTTCTTAATATGCCTAATGGTGTATTTGTAACCTTACCTAACACTCTATTAAATGACCCTACTGATTATAGTGATGTATATTGGTTTACTATATTTGAAGAAGCGATCACATCAATAACTTGTGCTGGTGCTCCTAAAAGAGTTAAGATAATTGAGATATCCCACCAAGAATACCGTCAGTTATTAGATGACCCATTTAATAGGCCTACTGATAGTAAGGTTTGGAGAATGAGATTTGAGAATAGAAGGCATGAACTTATAACAGATGGTACCTATAGTATTACAGGTTACCATGTAAGGTATATAAAGAAACCTAGACCTATAGATCTAGTAACTAACCCAACTGCCTCTGTATCACAATTATCTGATCATATGCACAGAGAGATTGTTAGAAAAACTTTAGAATTGGCTATTAAGGCTATAGATGATCAAAGTAGATTAGTTTCAGAAACTAAGTTTAGAACAGAGTAGTGCTATAGATAAGCTCTTGTAATCTAAAAATAATACTTAAATAGGTCAAATAATTAATATATTTGTATAAATAACTAAATCTAATATAATGTCTTTAAATACAATTACAGCTCAAAATAGAGCTACCTTAGGTAAAAACCTAAATAACTACCTACCAGTTTATTCTGGAGATATTAATCCAATGATTAATATTCTTAATACAAATGCATTTTTACAAACTATTCCAGCTTATGATGATGATGCTGATGCAGCAACTGCAGGTTTAGTAGCTGGAGATGTATACCAAACAACTGGTGCAGGCGCAAGTCCTTTAGATGCTGCTGGTATTGTAATGATAAAACAATAATAATTAAATAATAATATTAACTTAAATTTAAACAAAAGAAATGAGAACTGTAAATAATCATAAACAGTTATTGATAGGTAAAACTAATCCTAGTTCTACTGTCACTCCTTTAGTTAACTACAATGACCCTTCTAACACAGCAACTATTGCAACCCCAGCTACTTTAGCTGATGGTGAAATAGTAGTTACTCGTGAAGATGGTGCTATTGTAGAAGCTGGTACAACTAATAATATCGATTTATTAGATAGAGTGTACGTTGTACAAGGACAAGGAGCTGATAAGCCTTTAATTAAATCTGCTTTAATTTACAAAGGCGGTGTAACTGTTGCTAGAGGTAGCTATTTTAATGCAGGAGCACAACAAGTAGACTTTATTGGTTACAATGCTGTAACTAATCTTGGATCTATTGACCCAATCAACAACAATGCTTACATTGTACGTAATTCACTTAAAACTAATTTCTATCAGTTCTCTGATAAAGAAATGCATGTTATTGGTGATTATGTATCTGATGGATCTGCAACACAAGAAAAAGTAGCAACTGGACTTACTAAGTCTTTAATTGTAAACTCTGAAAAGTATGTTAATATACCTTTTGTAGTAGAACGTGTTACTAATGTAGGTACTTTTGCACCTCTAACAAATAACGCTTCTGTAACTAAAGGTTCTAAAACAGTTACTTCTACAGCTCACGCTTTATCAGTAGGTGCTTATGTACGTATTGGTGGTACTGGTGATAACACACCTATGTATGTTGTTACTTCAACTCCAACTGCAAACACATTTACTATAGACATCGCTTACCAAGGAACTACTGGCACTATATTAGCTGCTAATATTGGAGCTGTAACAGGTATTACTACTTGGGGAGTACGTTTAACTGGTTTACCACAAGCTAAATTTAGAGCAGGTGTATTCCGTTATGAGAAATCTAAATGGATAAGTACTTTACAAAATGGAGGTTCTACTTTAGTAAGTTCTCCTCAAGTAGTTGCAAATGAAGGTTCAGGTCTTTATGAGCAAATTGCTGAAGATGAGTGGTTCTTCCAATTAGGTGAAGGTTTTGCTGATTCTAACACAATCCAAATCCCTCCTGTAGAATTCCGTAAGAATGTAGAGTTAACTGGTCAGTATGTAACTATTGATTTTGAATGGAAAGACATTGCTGGTGGAACAGATATACTTTTAAATCCAACTGTGTTTAAACAACTTAAGCTTGTTGTTAATGGAGGTTATACTTCATCAACAGGACTAGCTAATCAAGCTGCCCTTGTAGACGCTACACTAGCTGAGTTTTATAACGGTGGAACAACACTATTCTAATGAATAGTTAAATAGTAAGACTTCTTCTTCTATCTAATATTTAATTAGTTTAACAAAACTTGGGGTAGGTAGGTAATTCCTACCTGCCCTTTTTACTTAAAACCTATGAGTCTACAACTAAACTTTGAAGTATGTTCTACAGCTGACTGTCAGTATATGCTTTTTAAAGATACTACAGGACTTTATAGCATGTCTAATCCTACTGGCTGGATGGGCCCTAATGAGGATATAGCCAATGCTTATAAAGCCGAACTTATTATAGGTGATCCAGATGGATTTACCCATACTATAGATATTACAAATGGTAATCCTTCAGTAACTGGAGACGACTTTCCAAATACTGATCCTAATATATTTTTCCAAATAAGCAGTGCTACATTAAGTGTAACACCTCCTACTACAACCATACCTATAGGTGATGGATTATATAACTTTACTTATAAAGTATATATATCTGGTAAAGATACTGATTATTATATAACTAAGAGTAAACTTATACTAATAAGCTGTAGTGTAGAATGCGCTACTAAAAAGCTTATGGCTGGTTTATCTGTATGTGACTGTAAATGCTGGGATGATAAAACATATGAA